GTAAGGTCTGCGGTTGGTTACGCCAATGGTGCCATCTGGATAGACACAAATAACGGTACAAGCGGTTCGGTTGACGGAGTTAACGGCGTGGCTGATTATCCGGTTGACAATTGGGCTGATGCCCTGGCTCTAAGCTCAAACACCGGACTGACCACGTTTTATATCATGAACGGCTCCTCTATAACGCTCAGCGGCGATAGCTCCAACTACACATTGATCGGTTATAACTGGACGCTGGAGCTGAACAATCAGGTAATAACCGACATGCAAGTCAAGGGTGCGTTTATAACCGGCACAGGGACCGGAAGCGGTTACACGTTTAAAAATTGCACGCTTGCAGACGGCGCAACATTAACGGTAGCAGATGGTGATTGTTTTGATTGTGCTCTAGCCGGTTCTATTGTCCTGAGCGCTGCCGGAACCTACCGGATATAGACTTCGGTGCAGCCGTAGGTGACACGAACCTTAACTTCAGGCATTATTCCGGTGGGATTGAAGTTAAGAACATGGGCGCATCCGGGACGGATAAGATGTCTCTTGAAGGGAATGGCCAACTTGTTCTTAATGCAAACTGTTCAGGCGGAACAATAGCTATTCGCGGAAATTTCACGGTTACCGACAATGCCGGCGGTGCGGTTACACTTAGCGACGACGCCAGGGTGGATCAGAATCAGATAACAGCAGCCTGTGAAGCCGGGTCGTTGGTCTCTGATGTTTGGGATCACCTGTTGGCGTCAATTTCCACAGCCGGATCGATCGGCAAACTGATCAAAGACTATCTTGACGCCGCCATTTCTTCACGGTCCACGGTGACCAAGGCCGAGGTGAACGCGGAGGTTGATACCGCACTGGCCGATTACGACCCACCGACAAAGGCGGAGATGGATGCCGGACTCTCCGGCATTGAGACCAAAGTCGATACCGTTGACACCGTGGTTGATGCGATCAAGGCGAAAACCGATAACTTGCCGAACGATCCCGCATCAACGACTAACGTCTCCGCGGTTGAAACGAAGGTGGACACGGTGGATACGGTGGTCGATGCGATTAAAGCGAAAACCGATAACCTGCCGGCGGACCCGGCAGACGACAGCGATATCGATGCGCAGCTTGCATCGATCAGTTCTGCGATTTCCGACTTGAACGACCCGACCGTTGACGAGATCTGGGCCAAGGTCATCGAGGCCGAGGGATCTATTACGGCACAGCAGGCAATGTCAATTGTTCTTGCGGTTCTTGCCGGTGTTACATCCGGCCAGGGCCTGACATTTAAAACGCCCAACGGAAACACAGTCCGTTTGACGGCGGTTACGGATGCGAATAGAAACCGTACTTCAATGACTCTGTCTCCGAGTAGCTGATATGTGGAACGACACGTTTTGGGCCGAGAATTATTGGGCTGAGAATTATTGGGGAACCGAGGCGGTAATTCTTACTGTTCTGACCGGCACGGTTTCAACCGGTGTAAAAAAATGCCCGAGATTTATCATTACAAAAACACACATCAATTGATTCTTGACGAGCTGACCGATTCAGACGGGAACTATGTCAACGATGCAACCGTCAGTGCCTCGATAAAAGACGATGACGGGAACGAGCTTGAATCGATAACAATGTCTTATGAATCGGGTTCGGACGGCAAATACAAGGGAAATATTCCTTATTCGCTCCCGGTGTCGATTGGTGCTGTGATCTGGGCGGAAATAACAGCAGTTGACGGATCAAGTTATGGGTTTTGGCGGGTGAAAATCATTGTGCAGTACAGGGATTGATCGGATGTGTACGTCTACAAATACAAACGACCGTGGCTTTATCCGAGGCAGAAAGATGCGATTTTCAGCGATCACCGGTTTTCCCTCATTGAGGCAAGTACCAGACGGTCAAAATTTTTGGTGGGTTGCACCTGTTTATCCGCAGGCAAAGATAGCATTTCGAAGACTCAAACGCGCATTGCCGCGTGATGTTTTTACGGCAAACGAGAGCGAATTATTTGTCCGCCTGCGAAACGGTGCATTTATATTTTTCAAATCCGCCGAACGACCAGATACGCTTTACGGCGAGGATGTTTATGCCGCTGTCGTTGATGAGGCATCACGCATCCGCGAAGAGAGCTGGTGGGCGTTGCGGACGACGATTACGGCGACTCGCGCGCCGGTTCGTTTCATCGGGAACGTCAAGGGTCGAAAAAATTGGTTTTACCGGATGTGCCGTCGTGCCGAATCCGGCGATGAACCCGATATGGCTTATGCCCGGATCACCGCCAAAGATGCAGTTGATGCCGGTATTCTGAAAAAAGAGGAAATCGAGGGCGCGAGGCGTGATTTACCCGAACACGTATTTCGAGAGCTTTACGAAGCCGTCCCGTCAGATGATGACGATAACCCGTTCAGCATCGAGGCGATAGACGCCTGCATCGTTGATGGGATCTCGTCGGATCCGCCAATTGCCTTCGGGTGGGACCTTGCGAAAAAGCACGATTGGACGGTTGGCATCGGGCTTGACGGAGATTGCGCGACAAGCAGCTTTTCACGCTTTCAATTACCGTGGAATCTCACCCTGCCCCGGATTCTAAAAGAGACGGGTTCGGTTATCGCATCCGTTGATTCCACTGGCGTTGGTGACCCGATTGTTGAGCGCCTGCAGGCTAAAAGCCCCTATGGAAATTTTTATGGTTACCTGTTCAACCCGTCCAGCAAGCAGAAATTGATGGAAGGTTTGGCCATCGCGATTCAGCATGGTGAGGTATTCTTTCCGGAGGGTCCGATATCCAATGAATTGCGGCTTTTCGAATACCAATACACGAGGACCGGCGTTAAATATTCCGCACCCGAGGGATTTTTCGATGACTGTGTTTGCGCGCTTGCTCTGGCGGTCGCCCGATATCTTTCCCGGGCGGCACAGGTCCCATATCCGCAGATAACAACGCTCGGCCTGCTTACGACGCCGAGCGAAGAAATGGAACTGAAGCCGCTTAAAACGGTTGAGGATTATCTCGAATGTTACGCGGGCTGGATTTATGCGGCGGTGACAACGATTGCGTGGGATGTCAGATCTTCGCCCTGGGCCGTTTATAGAAAAAAGGGAAAGCGCCGTGATGATTGGGAGCCGCTGGAACAGGACGAATTGCATCCGGTTTTCAACCGTGCCAATGCCATTGATACGTTTGGCGACCTGATCGAACTGATTTCCATTCACATGGATACGACCGGTGAGGCATTTTTATTGATTCTTGATGAAATCGCCGGTCGAAAATCTTCCGAGGTTCAGGGTCTGCAAATTATTTATCCCCATTGGATTGAAGAACCGGAGTACACCGAGGACCATAAATATTTAACCGGGTGGAAGCTTAAAATGATAGATGGGGCGGAAAGAAAAACGGTCAAGATAGAGGATATGATCTTTTTCAAATATCCTTCTCCGGTTGATCCTATTCGGGGCGCTTCACCCATCGAAGCATTCGCCGTTTCTTATGACTTGGATATGTATTCGCGGGCCTATGGTGCGGCGTTTCTGAAAAATTACACGGTCCCGCCGTTATATATCGTCTCGGACAACCCCGAGCTATCGCAAAAACAAGCCGATGATATTGCCGACGCATGGGTTGACCGCCAACTGCGCAAACCGGGCCGGCCGGCCGTTGTCAGAAGCGGCGTCAAGGTCGATAAAATCGGGTTCGCACTAAAAGATCTCGAATTTGCGGCGATTGCGAAACTGTCACGCGATCAGATTTTCGGCTGTTACAAATTCAACTCCGTGATTCTCGGCATACGCGACGGGTCCACCGGAATCAGCCAGGCCGATGCGAAGATTTATGAGCGTGCATATCAGCGGAACTGTCTCCGCCCGCGACTCCGACGCATCGAGGAAGAAATCAATAATTTCTTGATGCCGCGTCTTTACCCGGGCGAAACTGATCTGAAATTTGAATTCGATGATCCGGTGCGCGAGGACGAAGACGCGAAATTCGAGCGGACAGTGAAGCTGGTTGAACACGGCATGATCCAAATAAACCAGGGGCTTTCGATCCTTGGACACGAGAAACAGGAAGATGGCGATGTTTACATCGTGCAATCGAATTCCGAGCGTGTACCGGCGGGCCAGTTGGATAAACCATCACCGAGTGAAAAACAGATCCCATCGGGGGCGGAAGAACGCACACATGCATTTGAAAAGGATTCCGTGCTCCGCGAACTTGCGGAACTGCGATTTCTGAATTCACAAGAGAAACTGGAACGCATCGCGAAGAGCAAGATCCGGGCCCGCTTTTCGGCAGAACAGAAAAAGATGCTCAAGGCGTTGTCGGAGAACTACCCGCAACGCTCGGCCGGGAAACCGTCGGTTGACGTATCCGGGTTGAGCGATTATACGATGCCGCACGTTGTCCGCCGTGATTGGGTTGAAAATGTACTGAACGGTGAATCGGACGAATGGGTAAACGTAATGCGTCAGATCATTCTGCAAAGCGTAGAACGCGGTTTTGAATTATTTGCCGCTGAATTCGAAGATGCCGTCAGCTTCGAATTGTTCAAACGCCAAGCGGCGGAATATGCGAGGCGCCAGGCGGCCCAGAAGGTTGTTGCCATCAGCGATTACACGGCCGAACAAGTGCGTGGCGTTATCGCCAAAGCAGTTGAGGGCGGCTGGTCTATCGGTCAGACACGACAGGCGCTATCGGAGCTTTATGACGCACCGAGACCGGGCAAGCCGTCAATTATGGGAAATACTGGGATGCACGCGAGACGGGGAAGCGTTTACAGATGGAATTGAGGAAAACGTGGGTTGCGACGATCGGCGATACGCGCACACGTGATAGTCACCGGGCAGCAAATGGGAAAACGGTTGATATTGATGAAATGTTCCCCGTCGGGGATTCATACTTACGACATCCGGGTGATCCGAATGGCCCGGCCGGGGAGGTGATCAATTGTCGTTGCACGATTACATTCCGGGAGAAGAGAAAATAAACCAGAAGGGAAAGGTAAAATGAACACACCGCTTGAAAATTCAACAATGAAATCGGTTTATCGGCGCGGTGCCGAGATTCGCGCCGTGGATAAAAGACGGATCAGGTTTCGTGCATCGACTCCGGCGATCGATCGCCACGGAACAATCGTAAAACCGATGGGGATCAAAACAGAAAATTTTGTCAGGGCGGGTGCACCGTTCCTATGGGGTCACGATTCGACCGGTGGGTTTTTTGGAACTCCGAATATCGAAAATGTCCTCGGGAACATTGTTGACATGGCAAAAACTGAAGAAGCATTTGATATTTCGGTTGAATTTTCGCGGTTTAACCCGAAGGCCGACATCGCTTACAAACGCGTGAAGGCCGGCGAGCTGCGCGCCGTATCGATTTCATTCATTCCGCTGAAGGCCTTAAGGTTTTCGATGAATCGGACCTACTGGAAGTATCACTGGTTCCCGTTCCGTCGAATCCTGAGGCTGTAGTGTTGGAAAAGGATGCAATGGCCGATGAAATGAAAGTTTTTGTAGAAACCCAGGGAATGATTCTGGAGCAAAACGATTATTCCCCCGTATGTATCCGGTCTTTGCCGGGTGATGAATCAATTGATCTCGACAATGTAATCTGGAACGCATATCAGAAAATCACACGCGACACGTCTCCGTCGGAAGGCGCAGATCCCGACGTGGCAAGCGTGATCAAAGAGGTGTTCGCCGAGGAATGCGAAAAGCATTTGCTTCGTCGCGCAATCCGCGAATCACTTGGCCGAAAAAATGGAAGTAAAAGAAATTAAAGAAGCAGTCCGAACCGGACTGGGCGAAGCGAAGGAGGCATTAATCGATGAGATCCGCAACGGTCTCTCCGATGCCGACGCCGAGCGCTTCGAGGGCATCGACAAACAGTTGGCCGATGTTCAGAAAAAGCTGAACGAACTTCAGAATTCGGACGCAGAGCCGGATGATACGAAGGTCGTTGATCTCGAAAAGAAGATGGTTGAACTGGAAAGCCGTCAGAAAGAGATTGCCGAAAATGTGCGTCTAATGAACGCACAGCCGGCCCTGAATAATGGTGAAGCGGAAGACAGTATTGAAAAAATCTTTCGCGGAACCTTTATCAAGGATGCACGCGCTTTGCGCGAAGTAATCCGCAATCAGTGGAAAATGGGTGGTGTCGAGGCGCGCGCCCTGGATTCCACGCTGATCGCATCCGCAGGCAAACTGCCCCCGCAGGCCGCCAATGCATTCATCGATTTCGTGATTTCCCAGCAGGCTGCCCTAAGCGTCTGCACCGTTTTGCGGATGAACAGTCCGCAAGGCTATACGGATGAATTGCGCGTATCATCTCGAAAGCTGCGCGCCGCGACGGAAGCCACCGCTCCGACGGTTGCCGATGCCGTCTCGACCGCTCGCCGAACGCTGACGACCGTTGAGGTGATCTGGGCGGAAGATCTGACCCTGACCCTGCTGGAAGATGCGATTGAACGACGCGGAACCGAGGCTCACATCGCCCGCCTGATCGCCACCGGGTTCGGAAACGACCTGAATGACCTGGCCTGGAACGGTGATGATTCCAGTTCCGATTCTTTCCTGAGCATCAATGACGGTTGGATCGTATTGGCCGAAGCGGATAGCGACGTCAACGATGTTACCTCTTTTGCCTCTTCGATCGACACTGCGAAGGAAGTTTTCGCCGAGATGTGGAAATCGGTTCCCACCAAGTTCCTGGGACGCCCGGATTTTGCCTATTTCGTACCGGTGGTTCTGGCGCAGAATTACGCCGACGAGGTAGCCGACCGTGCAACCACACTCGGTGACAATGTTCTGGTCAACGGATTCCCTGTTCTGCGGTATTTCGGACGTAAGATCATTGCCGAGGCGCATCTTTCGGCAGCGACCGGGAAAGCAATGCTAACCCCGACCGTAAACCTGCATTTCGGAATCCAGAGAGCAGTCAACATCGACTCGGAATGGAAGCCGCGAAAACGGGTGGTTGAATACACGATCACCGCACGGAACGATTACGAATACGCCACCGGCGAGGCAATCGTTCTTGCGGCCAACATTCCCGCT